TATGTACACCGCAGCAACCAAGTTAAAGGTTGGATCGAGAATTGCCGTGAGGATGGCCGAGTCCCAGCCTGCGCCAACCCAAATGGAACAAACACAGGGCGAATGACTCACAAGATTGTTGCTAATGTCCCCAAGGCATCGCCTGATGTTTTCTTTGGTCAAGAAATGAGAAGCTTATTCACCCACCGAGGCCAAGGCTACAAACTAGTCGGCTTTGACGCAGAAGGGCTAGAGTTGCGTATTGCAGCACACTATATTGATAGCGAGGCTTTTACAGATGCGCTTATTAACGGCGACAAATCTAAAGGCACTGACCCCCACACGCGAGTTCTGGATGCTTGTAAACCGTTCGGTGTGGAGACAAGAGATGATGCAAAGTCCTGTGTCTACTCTACTGTGTACGGTGCTTCTGCTCGCAAGGTTGCGTCAACTCTTAATCTGCCGGAAAAGGATGGAAAGCGCATCATTGAGGCGGTGGAATCGGTGTTTCCAGGCATCAGTACGCTCAAACCAAAAGTAGAAAAGGCTTCATCTAGGGGATTTTTGATCGGTTTAGACGGTCGAAAGGTGTATATGAGAAAGGATAGCGATGGCAAGCTAATGAAGCACAAAGCCATGAACTATCTTTTTCAGTCTGGCGGTGGTATTTCAATGAAGGTTGTGCTGTGTTACCTTGATACTGTGGTCAAGAAGAAAAACCTAGACGTAACTTTTGTAGGTAACATGCACGATGAGGTACAAGCGGAGGTACGAGAAACAGACATAGAAGAGTATACAAAGTGTGTAAAGTGGGCATTCACCCAAGCAACTAAGTTTCTCAGACTACGATGCCCTCTTGCCGGAGAAGTTCAGGTAGGGGAAGATTGGTCTCAAACTCACTAGATGGAGATTACGATGGGTAAGCAGATTATTGAAGGCAAAATTGATAAGATTTTTGTCAAGGATTTTGGGGAAGCAGATCAGTACGGCAACCAGTTTGCCGTCAACATTAACGTAGATGGAAGCTGGTATGGCCTAGGAAAGAAGAAGAAGCCCGTTGCTAATGTTAAGCGAAACGGCAACTGGCATCAGTTGGCTGAAGGTGACATTATCGAGGCTGTTTGCGAGACAGTTGAACGCAATGGTCGTACATACAATAACATTAAAGCAGCGGATGTTACAGTTAAGGAGGTAGGCAATGGGGCCGGGCCTAGTGGCGGTTCTAATAGTGGCGGTAGTGTTTCTGTATCTGGCTCTGGCAGCACTCAGAAAGTGAGCCAGGATGACCGTCAGGACGCTATCATGCGTCAGTCAGCGATGGGCTATGCAGCACAGATTGTTGCAGGTGCTATGACCAGCAAGAGCGATCTTGACCAGGCAGCAGCAGACGTTGTGCGGCTTGCTAACGAGTACCTCTTGCCTTATGCCAAGTACGGTCTAACGGAAGACGAGACTCGGAAAGCGCAGGAAAACGAAGTGCAGAATCAGCAGGCTCAACAGCAGGCTGAGGATGACGGAGACTTTGACGACGATATTCCTTTTTGATGTGCAACAGCCCCGATAGCTCAACTGGATAGAGCACAAAACTTCTAATTTTGGGGTTGCAGGTTCAAGTCCTGCTCGGGGCACCAATTAACTTAGCAGAAGCGAGCCATGGGAAAGACAAGACGCAGACAGCCAATGGGAGATGACGACCGCTGGATTCGCAAAGGCGGAAAACACAGAGGCCCGTCTAGAAAAGTGCAAAAGCAAAAGTTTGAAAGGAACTTAGATGACGACTTTAATTATTGACTCTGATAGTGTTGTCTATGCTGTAGCCTTTGCTAGTCAAGACTGGGCAATTGTTGACGAAGAGCATAACATTATTGATGTTTGTAGCCTCAAGTCTGACGCTAAAAAAATAGCAGAAGAAGACAGCAACTTGTCTGTATCTACTTTGCCGAGGCCAGAAGTAGAAGTTAGACAAAGTACCGACAGCTTTATAGAAAACATTATTGATAATCACGAAGATGTAGATGAAGTAGTAGTTTGGCTTACAGCGCCTGACGTCAAGAAAAATTTTCGGTACTCTATCTCAGAAGATTACAAAGCTAATCGGAAAGCCTTTGAAAAGCCTTACCATTACGAAACGGTTAGGGACCACCTTATTAGAGAATGGGGTGCTAAGATCAGTCGAGAGGGTTGGGAAGCGGACGATGAACTTTCTGCAGCAGGCTGGCACCACTATAAGTGTGGTAAGGCCACGGAGCCTGTATATCTTTGCTCTATCGACAAAGACTTAGATACTGTGCCAGGACTTCATTATCGCTGGCCGACTCACAATAAGGAAGGCGCAAACTATTTTTTGAGTGAAGATCAAGCTGTACATAATTACTGGGTTCAAGTCTTAACAGGGGATAACGCAGACAATATCAAAGGACTGCACCGTGTCGGAGAAAAAAGGGCTGGGTCGTTTCTTTCTAGTTGTAAGTCGGAATTAGACTACTACAATACTTGCAAAAAGTACTGGGTGGCTCATTTAGAGAAAGAAGGTTTTAGTGAGGAAGAGGCGGTAGAGCAAATGCATACTACATGCAAACTACTTTACTTGATGAAAGGAGAAAATGATACCGGGTGGAGGCCACCGACATGAGTGATTACCTATTAGAAATAATGTCAGAGATCGTAGAAAATTACGATACAGTCGACCAAATTGAAACAAAGATACTGCTAGATTTGCAGGAAGAACTTTACGATGTTCTTCACGAAAGGCATACAAACGCCCCGTATTGGGATGACTACGATGAAGAGTGAGCCAAAATACAGGAGCGGATTAGAAAAGAGAATTTGCGATGATCTAAAGAACAGAGGAATTAAGTTTTACTATGAGCCTTATCAACTAAATTATACAAAAGAAGTCAAGCAAGGTTTTTGTCCAGAGTGCGGTTCAAAGCTAATGCTTAAATGCCACCAGTACACTCCAGATGTAGTTTTAAGCAATGGCATCCACGTTGAAATAAAAGGAAAATTCACAGGAGAGATGCGGACAAAGATGATTGCAGTGCAGGAATGCAATCCTGATGTTGATATTCGCATCCTTTTTCAAGCTGACAATTGGCTTACTAAAAAGAAAGCCACGAAATATTCAGATTGGTGCAAAAGAAACGGATTTATCTATCACGTTGGAGAAAAGGTCCCTAGTGACTGGGTAACTTAGTATGAAGTACACAGACAACCAGATTGTAGCAGCCGTAGAGGAGATGGGTAGCCAGGCGGCTGCGGCCATCCATCTAGGCATCAACTTGAGAACTCTGGAGCGTAGGCTTGCGAAGATCAAGGATGAATACTCAGAAGACATTATTGAGACTACTGGTTTTGAAATCCCCGAGGGCCACATTGTCAAAGGCAAGTCTACTCTACTTGACGCCGAGACTGGCGAGCCTAAATTGGAGTGGGTCAAGACAAGTCTAGACAAGCAGTGGCAAATGGATGTAGCTCGAGAGGCTATCAATTCCCTTGTAGTAGGCATAAAACCTGTAGAACCAACACCTCGACCCCGAAAAGCTGTTGGCGACTTGATGAGCGTTATCCCGATTACTGACATGCACATTGGGATGTACGCATGGGGCGTAGAGACAGGCGAGGATTACGATACTGAGAAAGCCACAGAAGCACTCACCGCTTCGATTGACTATTTAGTGGACATGGCCCCACCAAGCCATACTTGTGTTTTGCTACAGCTAGGAGACTTTTTCCACGCTGACAACTTGGAAGGTGTGACCAACCGTAGCAAAAATGTCCTAGACATGGATACTCGCATGCCCCGAGTAATTGATGCTGGCATGACAGCGTTGCGGTACTGTGTAGACAAGGCGCTAGAGCGCCATCAAAAAGTTATGCTGGTTAATGTGGCTGGCAATCACGATGAAATCCTCGGACACGCTTTGCGATCAGCGTTTAAGATGCTTTACCAGGATGAGCCTAGGGTAGAGATTCTGGATAGCCCAAGCAGCCGCCAGTACATCAAGTTTGGTAAGGTTTTGATTGGTGCAGTCCACGGGCATCAAACAAAGGATCGAGATTTGCCTGTTATCATGGCAACCGAGCGCCCCGAGGATTGGGGCACGACTAAACACCGTGTCTTTTT